GTACCCAAAGACAGAAAAGGGTGCGCCCTCGTTTAAAAAGCAGTTTCTGGCAGAACACAGTGAGAAATTGCCACAATTAATCGTCCAAGCCCGCAGTTTAAACAAAACCAGCGGAACTTTCATCAATAACATCCTAAAATTCTGTCACGGCGACGGTCGAGTGCATTCGCACATCAATCAGATACGCGGAGACGATGGCGGCACAGTTTCTGGGCGTTTTTCTATGAACAACCCCAACTTACAGCAAATTCCGGCCCGCGATCCTGAGATTGGGCCACTTATACGGTCTTTGTTCCTTCCAGAAGAGGGAGAACAGTGGGCGTCAATAGATTACTCGCAACAGGAACCGCGGATCTTGGTTCACTATGCTCATGTCTACGGAAAAAGCAGGGACGTGCCTCTGAGGGGCGTTGATGAGTTTGTAACCAGCTACCGCGAAGATCCGAACATGGATTTTCACACAATGGTTGCAGAAATGGCCGACATTCCTAGAAAACAAGCCAAAACCATTAACTTGGGGATGATGTATGGAATGGGCGTCGCAAAACTGGCGGATCAGCTAGATATTGAGACATCAGAGGCCAAAAGCTTGGTAAAGCAGTACCATGACCGCGTACCTTTCGTAAAAGGACTGATGACGGGCGTTACAAACCGTTTGAACAGCAAAGCAAGTGGCGGCGCGATAAGCTCAATCTTAGGTCGTAAGTGTAGGTTCAATCTTTGGGAGCCCGACTCCTTTGAAATGACAAAAGCCATGCCGTACCAAGAAGCAATCCTAGAATATGGTGAAACATGCCGTCTCAAGCGGGCTTTTACATACAAAGCGCTAAACAGACTGATCCAAGCGTCCGCCGCGGATATGACCAAGAAAGCCATGGTAGATTTGTACAAGGAAGGGTATCTTCCGATGCTTCAAGTCCATGACGAACTTTGTATGTCAGTAAAAACCAGAGAAGAGGCCGAAGCTATTGCCAAGATCATGATAAATGCGGTAGTCTTAGAAATCCCTAGCAAATGCGACATTGAAGTAGGTCCAAGTTGGGGGGAAGCTGTATAGCTTTAAGCGCACTGCTCGTCCGCGCACTACTTCTAACTGCCCTTTTGTCCGGCTAGGTTTCGCACTGCGACGACAAAAGGGTTTTTTCTTGCGAGTTCCCATAAACTCCTATATACTCTTACTGATAAAGAAAAAAGGTAAACCCAATGGATACTACAAAATGGAAAAGCGTTCTTGTGCCCATTGAAGTGTACAAGGAAATTAAAGAACACTCTGTTGTTAACGGTAGAACAATAAGTGGACAACTCAGAGTTATGTTTGAAGTTTATTCAAAAAGTAAGGATAAAGCTATTGACGCATCCCATAAAATCGCGTACAAATAGCGCAGACATTCTCCAAATGTTTGATAGCACAATCGTTAAAGCCCTTAGTCACATGTCCTGACTAAGGGCTTTTTCGTGTGTAAACTATTTACTTGACATTATCCCATACCATATTTATTCTGTATTCATTGGAACAGGAGAAAGTCTAATGTCTATGACAGCGAAAATCAAACTACGGGATGTTGACAACTTAGTTATATCGTCCACGTCTATAACAGCGGACCATTACGAAGACGGCCCCGATCCCGACGAATTTCTTAAAAACGCTTGGAAGATGGCCGATCAAATGGCAAACCACCTATCGTGTGCAGATGAATGGCGCTTAACCTTAACATTCGATTTAGATCTGCGGGAAACTTTTGAAGAGATTATGACAAAACGGGGGAGATCGTAATGGGAATAGAAATGTATTTAACTGGGGACAAGTTTGTTCCAGAAATTGGGTGTCAGGACAAATTACCGAGGGCCAAGGTCGATAGTTATCCTGTCGAGAGCCTGCGTTTGCAGATGGGATACTGGCGCAAGCATTGGGCTCTGCATAATTACATCGACTCCAATTACTGCGAGGATGGTTCAGTTAAGATTGAGTTGGAGTCGGAGGATCTGCGTAATATTGCCGATGCCGTGGAGCAAGGTAAACTGCCAGACGCCGACTACTCAGGGGAGACCGATGCATACCACAAGGAGCCGGAGCAAGTAGCGGAGACCTTGAAGATACTACGCGCCGCCGCCGATTGGTTGGACAAGAAAGACAACACTTGGAAGTCTGTCGAATACTACGGGAGTTGGTGATGAACTTAACTGACTTCGCCGCGTTGATTGGTTTCGCTTGCGGTATTATCGTGGGCGGAACTATTGTATTTTTTACTTTAACTTTTTTATGGATATGCTGAAAATGAGTAGTCAAGATATGGATCGTCTGTTGGACGAAGTGTTTGCAAAAGTGTTCGGGAGTAGATGGTGATGTTAAATCTTATAAAGATAAATATGCTGTTTCAGGAACAGTTTGTTGATCTGAAGGCAAGATTACATTCGGATCACATAATTGCTTTTAGTTTTATTTACGAAACAATTGAGCAAATGAACCTCAACGACTTACAAAAGGCTTTATCTTTGCCGCAAGCGAAGGTTCACAGATCTGCAAAAAATCTTAAAGAAGCTGGTTTGATACACATGTTTAGGTGCGAAAAAGACAGCAGAATGATAACAGTAGTTATTACGCATAAAGGACATCTACTTGCAGAAAAAATAAATAAACTTTTGGCCTCTGATAAGTCCGAACTTATCAGTGAAGTTATGAATAACGTATCCAAAGTTACGGATCAAATAAAAACAAAAAATAAAATACGGAAAGCAAGTGATTCTGGAGAGTTTGCAAATTGCAGAAAAGGTATAATCCAAGTCCTTAAAGATAGAGGTGAAACTTTTTTGGAGGTTGGGGCAAATTACGTTAAAACTAAAAGAGGCATAGTAACCAAATCTGTACTGATAAAAAGATCAAGCGCCTTCAACATTATTGAATTGATAGACTTCATGCGCAGTACAGATTTGAAAAATTATAACGAGTTAATGACGCCGACGAAACGAAGCGGAGGACAAACATAATGGCTAAGTGGAAAGAAATACCGTTGGGCATACCGCTGAAACAGCAGTTCGATAACTTCGCCGCACTCGCCGCGCTTCAAGAAACTAGGCAAAAAGAATGTAGCCAATGTGGCGGTGAAGGTAAGGTCGAAACCGACGTGCCGCGGCCCGCGAACTTCGGACGTGACATAGGTGAGTTGTATGTCGAATGGCTGGCCTGCGAAGATTGCAACGGGTCAGGGAAAATTAACTTGGAAGATGATGGGGAAACCGATTAAACTAAAACACAGGAGGTGAGGAACCATGGACGAAGTAGAAAAAACCATTAATAAAATTTTGGAAAGTTGTCCAAAAGAAATGTCGCCCCCAACAATGTCTGCAATCATAGCAAACATCATCAACCTATATAACTTCTCGCACCTCTGGCCGCTGGTCGTCGCTCAAACAACCGCAATGCTCGAACTGCACCAGTGCGAAGAAGATGCAACAGACGCGGTAGAAGATGCAGACGCCTTCCTAAAAAAAATAACAAAAGGAAGTATGCACTAATGGATGATGAACGCCTAATCGACGTAGTGAAAGAAATCAAAAAACTAAGGGACGAGCTTTCCGAAAAACAATGGAACGATCTCGACACCGGATCCGTAGACCGCCGACTGCGGCACTTTGAAAATCTAGCAAGACAGGGAGAATTTTATGAGCCTACTTTCTGAACAAAAACTAACGCCGTTCCAAGAGAACGAACTGCAATGGTTGCGAAAGCAAGTGGATAGGTTCCAAGAAGACAAATATCGAACGGGCGAAGTCGCGGAAACCAACGCCCTAAACGTTGACCGCAATCTTTTCATCGCAAGAGAAGAATTAAGAACGTTCGTTTCAAGTTTAAGAGAAGCAGGAAAGAAAATATGATTTACGATATCTCACATAAATTGGCAAAAGACGGGTTCGATAACGCCCTAGAAAACACCCAGCAGGGAGACACCATAATCTACCACGTAGGTGAGTTCGCCGCCGGAAAACATAAGCACAACGCCCTTTACGCTTACGAAGGTGGAATGGTTAAACTGGTTCAGAAAAAGCTAGGGAAATTTAAGTTTCAATACCTCGCACTGCGAACGAAGAAGAAGTTTAAGAAATGAACAGCCTAATATGGTGGGTCACGCTGATGGCATACATACTAATCGGCGTGACAATTACGGCGCAATTTCTGTGATTGCCGCAACCTGTCTAGCGCTAACCCTATACTTCGAAGCCCGTGGAGAAAGCGAACACGGCCAGAGAATGATAGCCCGCGTCGTGGTCAATCGAATGAAATCTCCAAAGTTTCCAGACGAACTATGCGACGTAATCATGCAACCAAAACAGTTCTCGTTCGTTCGAAATGGAAAGATACCCAAGCCAAAAAACAAAGCCGCTTGGGAGAAATCAAAGGCCCTAGCTAACGAAATTCTGCAAGATACCCGCCTTCTGCCCTACAGTAAGGCAAATCACTTTCATGCGACTTACGTCAACCCTTTTTGGGCGCGAAAATTGTATAGACTTTCTAAGCACGGTCAACATATATTTTACTCTTCGGATCACCCAACCGCCGTGAAAATAAGCCCTAGACCCCAAGAAAGACCTCTAAAATTGCTGGACTATCTACGCTGATTATGGTCTAAAATATAGCGTGGGTGGTGAATTTTAATAGTCTTACCATGGGGTTAAGGCGGTTGAGGTCTCGCGCTACAAATGTGCCAACTGAATAACGCAGCCACCCACACCAAACCCGCAGTGTTACTACCCCTCCTCGAAGAAAAAGTTTCTTGGGTCGCGGACCGCGGAACTTAAATAACGCCGTTACTGTATATAGAGCTGAAAAATAAAAAAAATAAAAAAAGTGTTTTCAAGCCGTAACCCCTGTAACTTATGTAACTTGACCTTTAACTGTATATATACAAAGGATAATTTTGGTTACATAAGTGGTTACACCGAGCAAGTAGTAAAATGTAACCAAAAAAGAGTTGTTAAAGAGCGATACTGCCTAATGGGGGGGGTGGGGGATTTTTTTATTAAAAGATTTTTCTGGCCTATATAACAGGAACGGTTGTATAAGAGTTTTATCTAATAGTTAAACTGTGAGAGGCGAGCATGGCTGTAGTTAAAAGAGGGCGTCCCGTAAAGAAAACAAAGTTTGGGATAATACCCTCTCCGCTTCTGATTAAAGAGCGGGCGGTTCCAAAACATAATAAGCTTGTAGACCCCGATAGCCCGCGTTCAGATCCCCGTGGCCGCAAACGTATTTCTGTAGATACTAAGCTTACACGCAAACAGGAGCTTTTTGTTAAAGAGCTTGTGAGCAACGATGGCTTGATAACTTTCAAGGAAGCCGCGATAAAAGCGGGCTATCCAGAAAGTTCTGCACATACCCGTGCTTATGAATTGACCAATCCCCACAAATGTCCGCACGTTGTTGCCGCCATTAAAGCGTACCGCGCAGAATTAGACGCTAAGTTTGACGTAAACTACGGCAGGCATATTAGAGCGCTACAACAGATTAGGGATGTGGCTTTGGAAAACGGCGCTTATTCTGCGGCAGTGCAGGCAGAGTATCGAAGGGGCCAAGCGCAAGGCGATATTTACGTTAGTAAGTCCGAGATCCGTCACGGTAGTATTGACAGTATGAGCAAGGAAGAAGTTTTAAAAGCTTTAAGCGATTTGAAAGAAGGCTATGGCGCAAACGTTATTGACATTACCCCAACCGAAGATGCCGACGGAAGCGGGCCTGTACCGCCAGCTAAAAGCCGCGCTAAAAAGCCGAAGAAAGTGGCACCTAACAAGGATTGAAAATTGGATAGGCCAAGGCATCCCAGACCTTTTGGTTTGTGACGAGGCTGGAAAGTTTCATTTTATAGAATTAAAGTTTTGTAAAGCCAACGCGGTTAATCTGAGCCCACATCAGGTTGCGTGGCTCACACGGCACCGTACAAGCGGTAGTTGGGTTTTAGTTAAGCGACAGGCCAAGGCGGACGCTAAGGCCACTCTGCACCTCTACAGCGCCTCTCAGGCCATAACCCTTGCGGAAGACGGGTTGAAAACCCCCTCTGTTGGATCATTTGACCACCCTTTCGATTGGGATAAAGTTTTCGACTTGATATCTCCCATATAAGCGCTTACGATAGCTTGTGTTTAACTTTAACAAATTGGAGAATTTTATGGATAGTGTACAAACTGTAAAAGAATTGCGGGCCATTGCTGATGCTATGTCATCAAGTAATGGATCTAATAAATCATTAGGTGCTGTGTACGATAGCATCATGGAACTTAGCTATAAGCTACAGGATCACTTTGATAAGGAAAACTTGTAAATGTTTCTATTTACCTTATTAGGCCGCCTATTATATGGCGCGGATTATGACAAACTAAGCCAACAAGCCAGTAAACCAAAGCGACGAAAAACCACCCGTCGAAAACGTTAGAAAATTAACCCGCTTTACAGGCGGGTTTTTTTCTGTTTATAATATGGGATAACTCGCTTATTTGGAGAATGTAGCAATGT